TTCTTGGGTTCGGGCTTGGGTTCGGGTTCGGGGGTGGGCTCGGGTGGGCCGGAAAAGCGCGTGACGGGATCGTCGGCCTCATCCAGCCAGTCGATCTCCCAGGCCGGAAGCAGCTTGTCGGCTGCCTCCAGCCCGTCACGGTCGATGATCCAGTCGCGCAAGCGCCGGAAGATCGAGGCGGCACGGCTGCCAACCCCGAAATTCGCCATGAAGGTGGCCCCCGCCTCTCCGGCGAAGGCGGCATTCTTCAACCCGCTGACGGCCGGAGCGGCCGCGCCGAGGAAACCGACGTGCTTCGGGTACCAGGTGCCGGGCACGGGGTTGTGGCCCTGGTCCGGGCCGAAGAAGGACATCGAGACCTTCTTGTAGCGTCCGGCCTTCACCAGTTCGGCAAAGGCGGGCTCGATCTCGTGCAGGTTGGCGAAAAGCCGCTCGGCTGCCGTGTCGTATTCGAAACTGTCGACCCAGCCAAAGGCGGGGGCATCGGCATCGGGATGACCGACGACAATGGGCGCAGGGGCGGTGGCCGGATCATAGGCATCCGCCACCGCCTTCAGATCGGCGGCGGAATAGGTGATCGCCTTGCCCACCATGGGTGTGAAGGTGCCGGGACGGAACACCTCGATACGGGCAGTCAGGGGTTTCGGCTGGGGCATCGAGGGCGGCATCCGGTTCAGTTCGAGGACTGAACCCGTGTCGCATGGTCAGCGGGCGGATCGGTCGGACATAGGTCCGCCCAAAGCACCTGAGGCCGACTTTCTGCACCATGCTTCCAGCCCACCTCGCCGGTCAAGCGACTTGTCTGGGTGTCCCCTGGGATCGGATCGGGTCGCAGAGCGATCCTAACAGGGGGCTAACAGGCCTCCTCGGGTTTGCGGGCATGGTGGGGCGGTCCTGCCTTCACTAGGCCGCCTGTGGCCCTCCTGCGAGACATGACCCGTCACCGCGACAGCCAGTTCTCGGCATCCTCCAGGATACCGGCCTCATCGGCCCCGGAAATACCTATGAAGGGACGCGCGGGAATCGTGATCGTGTGGGAGGGGATCGTCACGTCGCTGACGACATTGGCCTTCGATTTCTTGACGAAGCGCCGCCCGATGCTGCCATCCTTCTCCATCCTGCGATAGATCTTCGCTACGCGGGCCGGTTTATGGATCGTGCCGCCCAGCTGGTGGATGGCTGCGTATTCGACCGGCGAGCCGACGCGGACCTCATCGTCGCCGACCTCCTTGTTGATCGATCCCGCCAGGGCAGAGCCGATGCGCCCCTTGCTGTTCGACCGAAGGATGGTGATCGGCGTCTGCCCTTTGCGCTGGCGCGCCTTGATCGTCGCAGGGGCAAGGGGCGTCCAGGATCTGCCATCCGGCCCGGATTGATTTCTGAAGTTGTCGCCCGATGAGCCGATGAGCCTGTCGCCGACTGCATTGAGGAACGGGCGAAGGTCGGCCATTCGGTCGATAAGCCCACGAAGCTGCTCTTGGGCCTCGCGGATCTGCAGTTCCGCCCTGATGCTGATTCCGGTCATTGTTGAAATCTCCAGCCAATCGGCCTATATTTCTCTTGTCGTCGTGAGCGCACTGGTGGGTTGGTATCAAAGCCGACGATACGACGGCCGCACCACCGCGGCCGTCATTTTCTTTTCCAGAGCAATTTGCCGACCCGCTCATGTTTGAGGTAGCTCCAGTTGGTCTTGACCGGCTGGAGATCATAGCGTTTGGCAGGCCGGAAGCCGGTGATACCGGTCCAGAACTGCCGGCCAAGATCGAATGCGGCGAACAGGCCGGTGTCCGGATCAACGCGGATGTAGCGACGCGTGGCGACAAACCTGTCATGCCTGGACGACAGAGGGTTCTCCCTGATCCCCAGCCAGATTTCATCCGGGTCGATAATCGTTTCGGCCAGCAGTGGCGCTAGTGGTCCGCGATCACCGACATGGACTTTCAAATTCCCCTGGCGATCGCGGAATATCTCGTCGCTGATCAGGAGCCGCGTTCCCGCCCGGTCGGTGAAGAACGGGGCGCGGAAGGCAGGCGACTTCTCGAACTCGGCCATGAACGCGGCGACATATTCCTGTGCGGGCAGCCCTGATGGCAAAGCCGCCGCGCGGAATGGCAGGGATTTCGCGATGAGGACTTCCATAGGCTCGGGCTCGTCGACCGAAACGACATGTCTTCGGGTCGATACCGCAGGGACTTCTGGTGCGTCTGCGGAAAGCCCTTCCAATACTTCTGCCGGCAGCATCTGTTGCGGAGTGAGCCCACGCTGCCATTGATCGCCCGGCATGTAATCCCAGCCGAAATCCACGCCCTCAGGCAGCATGACATTCTGGCCCGACAGCTTGTCGAGATGCGGATGGCGCACGATCTCAGGGGCCGTATCGGGGCCGCTCTTGCCCAAGCGGCGCAGGTCGCCGGGCGATAGGGTGCGGCAGCCGCAGCTGCAGACCCAGCCATTGGGTGGGAAGTAGACGTCCCACCAGGGGTCATCCCACATCAGGACCAGGCCGTCGAATCCCACATGCTCGGGGCGCGGGTTCTCGGGCACCCGAGTGTCCGCGTGGCGATACTGCCAATAGGGCCGGATCTTGACCATGTCAGGATCGCGCATCTGATGAAGGCGACCAGCCATGTAGCTGGTGCGGATGTTGGTTTCAAAAATCGTGCGGATACGCCAGCTGCGGCCGCCGTTATAGGGCCAACCGTATTTCTCGACGATCCGGTCGAATTCGGCCGCGAAGCCCTTGGCATCGTAGGTTCGGGCGCCCTCGATGATCGCCGCCTGGAACTCCTCGACCATGGCGATGTCCGTGGCACCGGCCACGACGAAGGCGCGATCGTGGGTGCTATACATCGCATCGGTCCAGACCTGCGTTGGCTTGGCCCGCTTCTGTGTCAGGAAGTCGATCTGCTCGTGGAATTCCTGACGGCGAAGGTCGATTTCGGCATAACTGGCGGTGCCATCGGTTTCGGCGAAGACAGCCTCCCGCCCCTCCAGCGCCGCCAACTCCATCGCCTGACCCATCAGGGCGGCCAGCGCATCCGGCGTCCAGCTGGACCCGAGGTTCAGGAGTGCGGTTGCCGCCGCACCGGCCAGATCCTCGAGAGTTTCGAGGTCCTCGGCATCTGCAATGACAGCACGAACGGCAGACAGTCGACGGGTGAAATGTCGCTCGGCCGCGGCGACCGCCTGGTCGGTGATCCGTTCGACCGGACCGCCCGGCTCAGCGAAACAGACGTGCCGATGCTTCAGCGTTTTTTTTTGAGCCTGGCGGCTGCGAAGGCGGCAACGGCCTCTGTGTCGAACGGATCCGGGGGAGTGTCGTCAGCTGAGGTCCCGGCAAAATCCATACGCACAGCGACCAGGGCGTCGATGGTCTTGTCCGACAAGCCGTCCGTGACGTCGAAGCTGACGATGTATTCTCGGGCGGTCTGATCATCCTCGAACTTCGCCGCCTGCTTCACGATGGCGGTGATCGCTTCGTCCACCAGCTTCGCCGCTTCGGCCTTGGCCTTGCGGGTTTCGGCCTCGGCCTTTTCATTCTTCGCCCGGACACGGCGGATTGCGGGCACGGCGGCACCGGGCAGGTTGTAATCCACGACCCACTGGCAGAGCGTGTCGCGCAGCGTGTCGGTTTGCAGATCGCCGTCCGCATCCGCCAGCGTCTCGAGCTGATCCGCATGGACCTCGCCCAGGGCGCGGTTGCCGCCATTGGCACCCACCTGCGTCGTCAGGGTCTCGCCCGTCACGCGGATCGAGATCTGGGCGTCCCAATAGGCGCAGAAATCCTGGTAGCTGACAGTGCCGCCGCGCGAGGCTTCAAGGAACTCGACATCGGTCCCGATCGGCACGGTGACGGCCGAACTGGTGCGGATGTCCATCAGCGTGTTCAGCAGGCGCGTCTGTTCATCCGTCAGCATGCCGTAGGGCGTTTTGCCCACCACTGTCGGCCCGGCGAACTTCTCGAGGAAGTGCAGCCAGAAGGTGATGCCCTCGCGCTTGAAGAGCACGGGCCAGAAGAGGCTGGAGCCGAGGCCAAGGCCGTAAGGGTTGTTGCCGCGCACATTCACCCGATGGACGATGAACTTGCGCTCGGGCAGAAGCTCGCCCTCAGTCAGGTTCGCCCAGGTCAGCAGACGCAACCGCCATTCCCGATCGAAGACGAAGCGGCGCTGGTCATGGGCCTTGATCCTGACAGGCCGGATCTGGTTGCCGACGCGCGCCCAGACGATCTCGGCCACGGCAAAGCCCTTGAGGGTGGAGGCGAGGAGATCGCGGCAGATCTGGTCGAAGGGCAGCGCATCGATGATCTCGGCCACCAGATCGGCGGCTTCCTTGTCGATCGGGCGATCTCCGCCCGGCTCGACCTCCCAGTCCCGGCTGACCAAGGCGTTCTTGCGCTTGTCGAGCATGGCGCCTGCATGGGTGTCACGCTCGATCTCGTCATAGATCGCCAGGCCCTTGCCGCCGCCCTGGGCAATCAGGGTGTCATCGGCATGCTGCATCGCCCCGCTGAAGAACGGGATGGTGATGTCGTTCGCGACCGAGGCGATAAGGCTGCGCTGCTCGGTCGGCAGGTTCTTGCGGCCGGGGTCGGCAAAGGCGGCGGGCTTGGCCTGGGCGCGGCGCTTGGGCTTCTTGCGGCTCATTTTGCGGTCCTCTCCGTCTCGATCGACCATCCTTCTGCTTCGACCGAAGGCCACATGACAGAAGATGCACGGGGGCAAAGGCAAACGCTCAACCCGCTCGCCGGGTTTGAGAACCGGGTGTTGACGGCGGACGTTTCAGCCCCTTGGCGGGTTTTCCGCCAGCGGCCTTTTCGGCCGTCCGGCGCCAGCCATCGGAACCTGAAGATCTGCTTGCGAGTCCCGCGCATCACCGCCGCCCTCCCAACCGATAGCCGCCCAGCCGATCACCGCCCGACGGGGCCGAGGCGGTCTGCATCTGACCGGCCGCGCCACCGCCGGCGTAGAACAGGGTGTTCTGCCAGAGCATGTCCAAGGTGTCGGGGCCGTCGTCATGCGCCCCGTTGGGCCACTGCTGCAGCTGCTCGATCAGCGTCGTCTGGGTCGGGTTCAGGCGTATCAGTCCGGCCGCGATCGGCGGCTGCAGGCGCTCTATCCGCAGGTTCTTGTCCGCCGCGGGGATGATCGGCACAGCCGAGATCCCGACACCCTGGCGCGCGGCCTCTACCATCAGCGACGTCCGCAGGAACTCTTGGAACTGGACGCTTTCGACGAACCAAAGGAGGCAGCGGTATTCGCGCTGCAGGGCGATGGTGTCGGCGATGATCAGATCCGGCAGGCGCTTGCGGATCGACGCCTCGACGACATCCATCTTTCCTGACAGGCGGTCGTAGCCGCCGATCAGAATGGCCGAAGGGTCACGGCCCTTCTTCTTGCCGCCAAGCGAAGGGTCGATGGCCCCGAAATGGATCCACTCGCGCAGCGGCTGCGTCCAGAACACCAGCTTGGCGAAGGGGTTGCCCTCGCTGATCGGCTGGTTCTGGTATTCGGTGGCAAAGCTGTCGTGCCCGCCGGCGCGCTGCAGCATGAGCCAGACCAGCGGCTGCAGTGCCGGCCAGTTGACCACGGCGCCGGCATCCATCTCGGCCTGACGGTCGACATAAAAGGCCCGAGCGTGTTCCTCGCCGTCGTTGTGGTAGATCTCCTCGAACTCTTCCCAGAGGTCCATGCGGTCGGGGAACTGGATGATCGCCTGGAACTTGGTGACGTTCCATTGCGGCTTCTTCGATTCCCGAACCGTGACCGCATCCCAGTGCAGGATGGTGTTGACCCAAAGGACGTGCATCGATCCATCGGGCGGGCCGACCTTCAGGGCCGCACGGTTGATCCAGGCCTCCAGCTTGTCGCGCTGGTCAGGGCTGCGCACAGCCTCGTCATTCTCGATGTCATCGAAGAACATCAGGTCGGGGCGGTGCGGGCCATGCCGCAAGCCGCGCAGCTTCTGGCCAGCGCCGAGGCCCCGGACGCGGATATTGGTGCGGGTGACGATCTCGCCCTCTCGCCAGACGCGACCTTCACCGCAGGCCTCGGGGAAGTCGTTTTGCAGGCGCGGGTTGGTGGTCAGCTCGGCCTTGATCGCCTCGATCAGCAGCGCCGCCTGGGCATAGACGTCGCAGACCTCGAGGCAGAACCGGGTCTTCTTCATGACGATGCAGTAAAGCGCGAAGCCGAGACTCATATGGGTGGACTTCGACGAGCCGCGCGGCGCGATCAGCATCTCGCGCTTGCCCGTCTCGGCCGTCAGGACCTTCGGTGCCAGATCGAAGATCGCCCTGTGGAACAGGCTGTCTTCGCCCTTCACATAGTGGGGCAGATAGGTCTTCAGGAAGAACTCGAAGCCCTCACCCCCAAAATCCGCAACGCGCGCCTGGCGTTCAGCCCTGGCGGCGGGATCAGAGGGGAAGGCGTCGACGCTCAGCTCGATGTTGCGCGAGAACGCCGCCGCCATCTCGGCGATGTTCTGCGCGAACTCTTTCCGGCTGACCGCGGCCTTCAGCTGCGGCCGCCTGGTCATGTCGTGTAGATCCCGGCCAGATGCTCACCGAAGGGCTCGATGATCTCGAGGATCGTGTTGGCATGTTGCGGGAAGTTCTCGCGCACGAACTCCAGCAGCTTGGCCATCACGTCCTGGGCAACGCCCAGCTCCGAAACCTTGGGCGCAAAGCGCTTGGCGCTGGCAGCCATCTTGGTCATCGCGTCGGAAAGCGAGACCAGCATGCCGACCTTTTCCTGCGTCGAGTGCTGGCCGTCCTTGATCTCGTCCAGGATCGCCTGCGCCTGGATCATGAAATCCTCGACCACCGAGGACACGACGACCTCGACGCCTTCGCCGGCGATCACATGAGCGGTGCGCGCTTTGTCCCAGTCATCGCCGGCATCTTTCGCGGCCTTCTTCCAGCGCCCGACCGTCGCCTCGGAGATCCCGTAGGCGGCGGCGATGGTGGACTGCATCATGCGGCGATAGACGTAATCCGACCGCGCTTTGCGTTTGGCATCATCACGGGACATTGAAGCCTCCCGCCAGGGCGAACGCCACCGCGCCCATGATGATTCCGCCGATGATCAGGCGTGTCACCCAGGTGATCGTGCCCTTGATGTCGGAAAGCGCGCCCTTGATCTCTCCAAGCGTGTCCTGCATGTTCTTCGCCCGTTCCGTCGCCACCGCGACATGCGTCTCCACCGATTTCAGGCGGCTGTCGACGGCATCCAGGCGCTGGTGCGCCTGGTTGATCCGCTCGACATGAAAGTTCGGCAGGTCGGTCACGTCTTTTCTTTCCACTTCTCGGCCAGATCCTTGATCGTATGGCCACCCATGTAGAGACCGGCATAGATCGCGGTCAGTTGCAGCAGCACGTCATAGGGGGTCTGCGGCAGGGCGATCTTCCAGACCGCATTGGCAACGTGCAGCACAACGATGTTCCAGAACCACAGCAGCCCGATCAGATACATGCCCGCCGGACGCCAGGCGCGCTGCCAGAGCGGTTCGGTCTGCTCGGCCTGCAGCACGGCGGTCTGATACTCGAGCCCGGCCGCGTAGAGCGCCACCAGTTCGGGCGACTGGCGCTCGACCTCGCGCAGCGCATCGATGGCGCGCGGCTGGTTTTCGACCGCGAAGGCATCCAGATCCTCGACAGGCACTCCGGCCTTCTTTGCAACGGCCTGAAGGACATCGATGGCTAGGCCGCCATAGCCGCCCAGCTGGTCGTTCAGGATCTTGCTGACGACGGGCGCGCCGATCTGAACGGCGAGAGAAGCAATCGCGGACATCAGATACTCCTCAGATAGGCCGCCAGGCGCGGCAGGCGGTGTTGGACCTTGGCGGCGATCGCATCGCGGTATTGCCACGCCCTCCAGGCCACCCAGGCAAGGCAGATCAGGATCAGCACCGGCCCGACCCAGGGTGCAAGCTGGTTGGCGGGCTCTGAGACGACCACAGCTGCGCCCCCCGCAACGCCCGTCGTTCCACCTGCTGCAGCCGTCTTCCCCTTGGCCGCAGCATCGATGCGCCGCTGGATCGTTGCTGCAGTGGCGCGGCCGAGGATGCCGTCTACCGTCAGATCATGGTCGCGCTGGAACTGGCGCAGCGCATGGGCGGGAATGGTGGCGGCATTGGAGCCCGCAGAGCCGCCGACTGCATAACCGAGATCCTGCAAGGCTTGGCTGAGCTTCGGCAGATCGGCGGCGGTTACGGGCAAAACGATCCGCGCCGGGGCGTTGAGATCGGACACCGGAACGGCCTTCTTAGCAGCAACCGGATACTGCGCATGGCGCAGGATCAGGAACTCACGCTCGCGGCGCCGCACGAGGCCGCCCACAGCCTTGCCGCCCGCCTTGTTCCAGGACTTGAAGGCGGGTTCGACCGACGCCCACGCCCGTTTCAGCCAGAGCCGCACCCAGGTGGCGCGGCCGATCGCGCCCGTGTTCCAGTGGAACAGCACACCGGCGTCGAACTCATGCTGCGCCGGCTTGCCCGGTGCCATCGCCTGTTCGACCGCGGGCTCGTAGTTGCGGGCCAGTGCCAGCCGCGTCAGGCGATCCGACTCCGCTTGGGTGATGACCATGCCGGGAACCGGACGCACAACGCCGGAAGCTGCAGTCAGGCCGCGCGAGATGGTCAGAATACCTGCCGGGCAACGATAGGCACGCAGCACATCGCCCTCCTCCTGATCGAGGACGTCGAATCCTTTGTCGCTGAGATGCATCTGCAGGCCCGATGGTTGTTCGGGCGGACAATCGCCTGCGGCGAAGCCGAAAAGGTCGGACATAGGTCCGCCCGGCGCGCGGCTATTCCTGGAAGAGGTCGTCCTGGCGCGGGTCGGGCGCGTTATCCAGCCGCCGCACATGGCGGGTGGAAAGCCCCAGAAGACGGGCGATCTCTGCCCGTGTCCTTCCCGTCGCCGCCAGCTCCTGCACCGACTGGCGGCGGGTGTGGGCTCGGGCATGCGGAATATAGACCGACTGATCGGTCATGAAATGACATACAGCGCGGCCGTCCTCTTCGCCAAGCGCCTTGATGATCGGGTGATCCGACTTGGGGTTCTTTGGGATCCGCAGATCCTGACCGCCGAACTCCTGCATGAGCTTCAGCGCCACGCGGACCCCAAGGGTCTCCGCGAGGTCGATCAGCGATTCAGGCAGGGTGGCGGGGGCTGACATTACCGGCGGCCCACCGGCAAGCTGTAATCGCCAGGCAGCGTCAGCCGCTTACGGCACGGCGGGATCCAGCCGAACTTTGGGGGCAGGCGGTTGTTGGTTTCCCAGACCAGCCAGCAATAGGAGGTGGCGGTGGAGGGCTTCTTCATGATCCAGTCGCCCTTTTTCTCGCTCCAGACCCGCTCCTTCACGTCAGGATCAACGATCCGCCCCTTGTGGATCACGACGCGCTCAGCGAACTGAAGGACATGGGTTGGCGGGTTCTTGCGGAAGAGGCGCTTGAACCGCCCCTCACCTTCAAGAAACGACGTCCTGACGAACATCCCGACGCCAACCGTCGAGGTTTCGCAGGCGCGCTCGATGAACTGTTCGGCCAGGCGGAACGGCGGATTGGTGATCGTCCAGTCAACCTTCGAAGGCAGCGGCCCGAAGAGGTAGTCTTCAACCGCAAAGCCTGCGCCGTAGTCATGGATATCTGCGGCATGCACCGTGGCAAAGAACTCGCGAAGGGCGTAAACCATGTAGCCCCTGTTGGCGGCGGGATCGCGGCAGTCCGCCTGATCAGGCGGCAAGCCACCAATCCATTCGCACAGATGGCACAGCGCCCGTGTTGCCCAGGGCGGTGTCGGGAAATCCTCCAGGCTGTCATGGGGCTCGCGGCGCTGCTGCATCACGGCCGAACTGCGGTTCTGGCTCATGGCGCGGCCCCGGCCTTGGTAGCCTTGCCGCGCCGCTCCATCTTCTTCAGCGCCTCGATGATCGGGCTGGCCTGGTCGTAGGACAGCATGTCGGGATCCACGACCACGCCGTCATGACCGTGGGCGACGAAGCGCTTGCAGAAGGCGCGCAGCGCGGCCGGAGAGCGATCCTCGATCACGCCCAGCTGGTGACAGTTCTTCCAAAGCGCATGGATCATCCGCGACCAGGGCTTGAAGGACTGCGGCAGCTTCCTGCCCGCAACCTTCACCTTGAAGCCGAGACGGGTCATTTCCTTGACCACCGCCGCGCGCTGCGCTTCGGACATGGCGCGGAGTGAGGCCGTGCCCGTTACCCGCTGCAGCAGCGCGCGATAGGTGTCTTCGTCGAGGCCCAGCTCTTTGCGCGCGACGTGGATGACCTTCAGGTTGTTCATGACAGCAGCACCTCCAGCTCGCGGGCCAGGCCGAACAGGGAATAGACCTCCTGCTCGACCATCCCCTCGTCCCGCCGCACCGTAATCTCGAGGCAGCGCTCGCCGTCGCGGTCGTGGCCGATGTCGCCAACCCGTTGCAGGACGGAGGCAAGTGCATCCTCAAGGATCTGGCGACGGCGGGTCAGGCTCGCGGTTGCAAATTCACTCATGGCTGCACCGCGCGCAGGTGTCGGGATGCGAGATCGACGGCGTGAACAGCTTGGTGCAGAGCGCACAGGGCACTTGTCCGCCCTCGGCGATATGCTTCTGCAACTGCCGCTTGTGGTTCGCCCACATGCCGCGCAGCTGGCCCATGGTCAGTCCGAAGTCCGGGGCGACGACCACGAGCTTCTCGCCCTCGGCGATACGCCGGAAGGCTGTTGCGATCTGCTCGTCTGTCAGATCCGGGGCCGTGGGTGTTAGGATTGGCGGCTGACGGGGCTTCTCCGGCACCACCGCAGGCAAATTCCTGACAGGTCGGGGGGGGGGTGAC